TAGAGAGAGCAACATACTCTAATGCAAAAGAGCTTAGAGAGTTCTTTACAGAGCAAAAATTAATTCCTATGTGGAATCACTTTGCTAATGAATTTACTAAACAATTATTATTACAAGATTTTGAGGATAATACAGATTACTGCTTTAAATATGATCTTTCAAATGTTAGAGCCTTATCACAAGATGAGGATGCAACTATGCAAAGAATAGTAACAGGATTTAATGCAGGGTTTGTAACAGTAAATGAAGCTAGACAAGCTAATCAGTTATCTGCTCTTGATGATGGAGATTACTTCATAAGAAATATGATGGTTGCTGAAGTTCCTGTTGAGGGAGATGATGTAACAATGTATCAAGCAGAAACATCAGAGGATATAGAGGAGAAAGCTGTATCTAAAAGAATAGAGGGAATACTTAGAGATAAAGTAACAGAACATAATGATAAAGATCCAAAGTATAGAGCTACTTTCTCAATGCTTAGGCAAGTATTTGAAAGAGGAGTAGGAGCTTATAATACTAATCCTCAATCAGTTAGACCAAATGTTACTAGCTCAGATCAATGGGCATTAGCAAGAGTTAATACTTTTATAAGAGCATTAAGTTCAGGTAAGTTTCCTAATAGAGCTTTTGATACTGATTTACTACCAGATGGGCATCCTAAAAGCACAAAGAAAGAAATAGATTTAGAAATAGAAACAAAGGTAGATAAAGTTCCTAGCTATATACAAAAGAATGCACAGAGAGGATTAGATCTCTTAGAGTTTGCAGGTAGTGGCTTAACTGATAAAACAAAAAGAGAAGCCAGAGAGATGGCTAATGGAAATATTAGTGATAACAAAGTTGTAAGAATGGCAGCTTGGTTTGCTAGGCATGAGGGAGACTTAGACTCAGATAAAGCTAATGATTACCTTAATGGAGATAGTGATAGACCAACAGCAGGACAAGTAGCTTGGTTGTTATGGGGTGGAGATATATCTAAATCTAACAAGATGAGAGCTGCTAATTGGGCAACTAAAGAAGCAGATAAAGTAAAAGAAAACAAAAGTATTGACTTTCCACTATATGGATGGCAAGAGCCAACAGTTAAAATCTTAGGATTGCCTACAGTAAAACATTACAGAACAGAGATTGAAAAGAAAGAGCTTTGGAAAGCTATAAATGGTTTAGAAAACTCTTGGAGTGAGTATATGGCTAATATCTATGCAAAAGAACTAAATAGGCAAAAAAGAGCCTTATCTAATGTTGCTAAAGCTAGTCATGACTTACAAGCACTAGAAACTAATGTAGATATATTCTTAAATGAATCTAAGTTTGATAAAGAGTTACTACCATTGTTTTATTCTCTTGGAGATGATATGTCAGTTAGAACTTGGGATAATCTTTTTCCTGCACAAGAAAACTTTAAAGCTGCAGATCCTGTAGATCTAGGAGTACAAGTTAATGAGGAACAAGCAATAAGAACAGTATTTGGTACTCTTTCTGGATTACTACCAGAGGGCAGAACACTTAAGAAAATTGTAGATAATGGCTTTTACAGAGGACAAAGAGAAGTACCTGCAGAAGTTAGATCATTATTTCAAGATTCACAAGCAGCAGGTTTTGTACAAGATAATGCTAAGAAAGTTATGAATGACTTAAATGCAACTACAAAGAAAAGAATTGCAACACAGATAACAAAGACAATTAAAGAGTTTGAGGATCTAGGAATAGTAAATCCTGTAGCAGGAACACCAGATGGAGATAGATTCTTTAATGAGCTATCTAAAAAGATTAATACAGTTTTAGGAGGACAGAACTTAGGTAGAGCTAAAAATATAGCTAGAACAGAAGTTGGTAAGATAAGTTCTTGGAGTCAGCAAAGAGCTGCAAAAGCTACAGGCAAAACTTTAGAAAAAGAGTGGGTATCTAGGAGAGATGGAGTTGTTAGAGAAGCACATTTTGAGTTAGACAATCAAAGAGTTCCTCTGAATAGTTTTTATCTGTATAATGGTATTAAGTTGGATGCTCCTAGAGATCCTAATGCTCCAATTAGCTTAATTGCTAATTGTAGATGTACAGAAGCTTATATTGAGGTAATAGATGAATGAAATAGAAAGACCAGAGAATCTATCCTATAAGAATGCTCCTATAGAGCTTAAAGAGGATGGAGATACAAGATACATAGAGGCAGTTTTTTCATTATTTGAAACTATTGATAGTGATAATGATGTAACTAAAGCTAATGCTTTAAGATCAGGATATGCAGGGAATAAAGTTCCTTTAGTTTGGAATCATGATTGGAGTAAAGTAATTGGCAGAGGAATTATAGAAACAGATAATCAAAAAGCTGTGTTTAAAGGATATTTCTTAAATACTGAAGCAGGTAAAGAAGCTTATGAAACTGTAAAGGCTATGCAAGATATGCAGCAATTCTCTTATGGCTTTCAAGTAATGAAATCAGAAAAAGGATCTCATATAGATTCTAAAGGAGAGGAAGTACCTGTAAGAGTGCTTCAAGATGTAAAAGTATGGGAAGTATCTCCTGTTTTAGTAGGAGCTCAACAGAATAGCTTTGTACAAGCTCTTAAGTCAGGATTGCAAGATTATGATGATTATGATACAGAGTTTGAGGAAGTTAAAGAACAAGTAGGCACAGATGAATATACAACACAACAAGAAGCTGCTGAGAGAGCTAAAGAGTTAGGTTGTGAGGGAACTCATACTCATGAGAAAGATGATGGCTCTGTAATATATATGCCATGTGCAACACATAATGATTATGTAAATCAAAAAGAACAAAAATATGGCAAGAAAAAATGTACTTATGGTAAAGATGGCAAATGTGCCAAAGAAATGAAACAAGATTTAGAGATTTCAAGTGAATCTGATACAGGTATCAGTAAATCATCCCAACAGGGTATGAGACTTGGAGAACATGCTGTAGCTTCTCTTGAGGAGTTAAAGGCATTCACAGAGAGAATAGAGGATCTTGCATCCTTAAAAAACTCTGAAAAAAAGACACTTAGCCAGAAATCTACAGAGATGGTAACTACATACATAGCAGGACTAAATGCAATTTATTCTAAGTTGGATGATGTCTTAGCTCAGTATGGTTATGATCCTGTTAAAGATAATGAGCTATTCATTGATGTTCAAAAGAACATTATGAAAAATAACTAATAGGAGAAAATAATGGCAACATTAAAAGAAATAAGAGCTGAAAAGGCTCTTAAATCAGAGGAACTTGCTAGGATTTTTGATTCTGTTAAGGATATGTCTGAACTTTCATCAGATCAAAAAGAGGAAATCAAAAGTAGAAATGATGAATTAGCTTCTTTAGGAGACAAGATTACTGAATTACAGGATCTTGAATCTGTTAAGAATGCTAACAATGATGATATGGAAGCTTCTAAAAAAGTTTCTGGAATGCCTGTATATGGAGAGCCAGAAGTTGAAGCTCCAAAATCACTTGGACAACAATTCTTAGATTCAAAAGCTTATAGTTCTTTTGTTGATCATGGTATAAAGAATGTGCCTTTTGAGGCAAAAACTACTATGACTACTTCTGTTTGGACTAGAGATACTGTTTATAGTCAGGTTATACCTGCTATAGAGCCAGATCCTAATCCTGCATTAGATCTAGTAGATTCTATAAATACTGATCAAACAACCTATTACTTTTTGCAAGAATCAGCAACAAATAATGCTGCAGAAAAAGCAGAAGCTGCTGCAGCTCCAGAGGATGCTTTTACTTATAGTGCTGTTACAGCACCTGTAAGAAAATTCATCACAACTTTGCCTATAACAGCAGAGTTGCTTGAGGATCAAGCAGGAGCTAGAGCATATTTTGATGGCAGATTAGCAAATCATGTAATGCAAAGGTTAGAAAAACAATTCCTAGTTGGTGGTGGTGTAGCTCCAGATATTAAAGGACTTACACAACAAACAGGAATTAATACAATCACTTACACAGCAGGTGCATATCCTGCAAATGCAGGTGGTAAATTAAGAACAATCCTACAGGGTATTAAAGATATTGAGACTAATGGTAAATTAGCTCCAGATGCTATCTTGATGTCTCCTGCTGCTTATGAAGCATTGGCAGGACAAGTTGATGGCAACAATAACTTTATGTTAGGTGTTTCTGCACAAGCAGGAAGCCCAACTATCTGGGGATTGCCTGTTGTTAAATCATCACAAATTGGTGGAGCTGTATCTACTACTATTGATGTAGTTGTAGGTAAGTTTGGTGGATCTTTAGCTGCTAACCATGTTTTCAGGAGAGGAATGGAATTACAAATTTCAGATTCTGCTGCAGATGGGGACTTTGGCAAAGATATTCTTACTGTTAAAGCATCTTTAAGATATGCTTTAGCTGTGTATAAGCCACAAGCTTTCACAAGAATTAATGATATTGAATAATAGCTAATTAATATGGAAAATAAACAGAGTCAATCTTTTGTTATGAGTAATGAAGTGATTGGCTCTGCTTTCCATGAGGAGAATGTAAATATGAAATTTATAGAAAAAGAATCAGATTTTGTTTGGCAAGATAATGCCACAGGTAAATTTGGTAAAGGTAAAAATTGCCCATTCCAAAGTGGAGTTCTTATAGCAAGTATGGGAGATCCTGTACCTGATGTTAAGATTGCACCTAAAAAAGCACCTGCACCTAAAACAAAAGCTGTAAAACCATCAGAAAATAAGTAATTAAAAGGAGTTAGATATTGAGTCATCAATATGTAGATAAGAACACCTTAAAGACTTGGATGGGCTTATCAGGATCAACACAAGATACAAATTTAGATTATGCACTAGATGCAGCTTCTGCTGCTATTGATGCTTTCTGTGGTAGGCAATTTACTATATCTGCTGCAGTAGAAACTAGATTGTATGATTGTGAATTCATGGATTATGCAGATGTTGATGATATTGCTACAACAACAGGGCTTATAGTTAAAACACTTAATGCTGATGGCTCAGTTGCTGAAACACTTACTTTAAATACAGATTATTATTTAGCTCCTTATAATGCAGATAAAGTAGATCCTATATTGCCATACACAAAAATAATTATGGCTATAGAGAAATCAGGTAAAGTTTTACCTACAGAACATAGACAGGGTTTATCCATTACAGCTAAGTTTGGTAGCCCAATACAAGAGGGAGCAAATGCTGTTCCTGCTGCAGTTGCACAAGCTACACTAATTCAAGCTTCAAGATACTTTCAGAGAAAAAATAGCCCAATGGGTTTTTCTGGTAATCCAGAAACAGGACAACCTGCTGTGGTATTTTTATCAGAACTAGATCCAGATGTTAAGAACTTAGTTAAAACATTTAAGAAAACAACAATAACTCTTGCATCAGGGAGACCTTATGTGGGGCTTACTGCTATAAATAC